AGACCTTACTGAAGGTACTGATATGTCATCTACAACTGTTTCAACTTCTTCAGTGTCTATCACTGTTGCTGAAGTTGGCGCACAGGTGTTCTTGACTGACATGGCTGCAATGGGTGCAGGTAACCCTGCTGATGAGCTAGGTACTGTTCTTGGTAACTCTATCGCAACTAAGATGGACAAAGACGTTATCGGCTTGTTCGATGGCTTCTCAACTTCTTTGGGTGCGACTACTACTGAGTTGACTGCTGCATACTTGTTCCAAGCTGCTGCAACACTCCGCGCTAACAAAGCACCAGGACGTTTGGTTGGTGTATTCCACCCATACCAAGTCTACGCACTGAAGGCTAACCTCACTAACACATTCGCTAACCCGAATGGCGGTGATCTTCAGAACGAAGCAATGCGTACTGGCTACGTTGGAACTATCGCAGGTATCGACATCTTTGAATCAGCAAACGTCACTGTTGATGGTTCAGGCGATGCGAAAGGTTGCGTATTTGCTCCAGAAGCAATGGCAGTCGCAATGAAGCGTGACTTCAACCTAGAGCCAGAGCGTGACGCTTCTAATCGTGGCTTTGAGTTGAACGCTACTGCAATCTACGGTGTAGGCGAGCTTGATGACGCTTACGGTGTAGAAATGTACTTTGACGCAGGTCTGTAAGTACGATTAGGTCAGCCGCCCTACGGGGCGGTTTTCCTTCTAGGAGGTTTCATGGCAATTACCTATCGAGGAATGAAGTTCGCGGGCTACAACAAGCCTAAGCGCACACCAAGTCATCCCAAGAAAAGCCATGCAGTATTAGCTAAATCAGGTGATAAGGTTCGCCTGATTCGATTTGGTCAACAAGGTGTGAAAGGTTCACCATACCGCAAAGGTGAATCATCTGCTGCTCGCGCAAGACGACAATCGTTCAAAGCGCGTCACGCAAAGAACATCGCAAAAGGCAAAATGTCTGCGGCATATTGGTCAGCAAAGGTGAAGTGGTAATGGCTTTTTCAACGGATCAAGATTTAACAGCGATCATTCCTGACATTCTTTCGCTTGGCATTGAAAACTTTGCTGATGAACACGCAAAGGCTGAAGCAGATATCATCCGTGAAATCCGTAGGCGTTGGTGGCCTCGCACTGCAAAGAAAGGCGAGATGAATTCAACCTTGCTTACAGAATCACAGTGGACACGCGCTAACGCTTATCTGGTTCTATGGAAGTATGCACTACCTCAGTTGACGAATTGGGTTGGCGCAGGTGGTGGCTCAGATCGTTTCCGCGAAATGATTTCTTTCTATCGTGATTTGTATGGTCAGGAAATGGAGTCAGTATTGAGCGATGGCGTTGAATATGACTTTGATGAAGACGGAATCATCCAAGACGATGAGAAAGACCTGTATGTAGCAGGACGACTAATCAGATGAAAATCCGTGTCAATGCAACACGGGTAACCGGATTGCTCGACAATACAATCAAAGCACTGCCTCAAGAAGTCGATATGGCTCTGCAAAAGACTGCTCTGGCAGGGATTCAGATTATCCAAGACAGGACGGCTGAAGGCACTGGATACTTTGGCAAGTTCGCACCTTACGATCCTCAATACGCAAAACGTAAAGCCGAAGGGTGGCCTAGAGGTAAAGTCACGCGAGCATTCGGTGGAGATGCATCAGGCATTGTGAATCTTAAAGTACATGGCGAAATGCTCAGTGCAATGGCGCAACGCAAAGTCTCACAAGGCGTTCGTGAAATCTACTTCACTAGAGCGACAGAAGCGCGGAAAGCATACTACAATAACCTCAAGCGCAAGTTCTTTGGTTTCAATCAGAAAGAGAAGCGCAGATTAGGCCAATTCTTTAAGAAGGTATTGCTGACATGAGTATTCGTGAATCCGTAGCTTCAAATATTGTGACTACATTAGAAGCAGCAACTACACCTGTTACGCTTGCTTATGTTACACGCGAACCTTTCGACTTTACTGAATTGTCTAACGCGCAATTCCCTGCTGTCCTGGTTCAGACAACCAGAGAGACACGCGAGGACGTTACGATTGGCGATGATGCTATTACTCGATCAGGCACGATTAGTTACGAACTGATTGGATACGTCAAATCCACTACGATTGACACCGCACGTAACAATCTCATTGAAACGATTGAAGAAGCATTAGATACAGATCGTACACGCAACGGAAATGTCTTAGATACTCAGATCGTCACTATTGAGACAGATGAAGGTGCGATTGCTCCGATTGGTGGCGTTATCGTAACTGTCGAAGTCATGTATAATTTCACTAGAGGTAACACTTGATGAAGATGTACCACAAGGACGCTAAAGATTCGATTTCAGTGCATCCTACTCGCGTAGAAGAAATGAAGCGCAAAGGATGGACAGAAAAAAAGCCGACTAAGGCGACTGCAAAACCTAAAGCTATGGACATAGAGGTAACTGAAGATGGCAACTCATAAGGGTTCTGAAGGAGTCGTAAAAGTCGGCTCAAACACTGTTGCAGAAGTACGCGACTGGTCTTTGACCATTAGTGCTGACACGATTGAAGATACAACAATGGGTGACTCTGCTCGCACATATTTGTCTTCACTGACATCTGCATCTGGATCAATTTCCGCATATTGGGATGAGACTAACTCAACTGGACAAGGCGCAATGACAGCCGGAGCAGAAGTTACTTTGAATCTCTATCCTGAAGGTGATGCAGCAGGAGATACATATTACACATTTTCTGCGATCATCACTGAGGAAGGCGCATCAGCAGCATTTGACGGCATGGTAGAAGCTACATTCTCATTCCAAGCTAACGGTGCGGTAACTACAACAACTGTTTAATAGGTAACTGTATGAATGTACTGGAGCGAGCCAAAGCGCATTTCGATGCACAAGGCGTTACACGAATAGAAGTACCAGAGTGGCCTGACGAGAAAGGTAACCCGACTGTATTGTTCAGTCAGCCTTTCACGTTAGGCGACAGAAAGAAATTAGCCAAGTTCGCGCAAGAAGATGACCTGGAGTTCATTGTCCGCATGGTCATTATGAAATGCGAGGATGAGAATGGTGACAAAGTATTCGATCTGAGTGACAAGCCAACAATGATGAACAAGGTTGATCCTAACGTCATTGCCAGAATTGCAGCCCAGATAACTACTACTCCAACACCAGAGGATATGTCGGGAAACTGACAAACGATCCTGAACTGAAGGCTAAGTATGTCCTAGCCGAAACGCTACACAAAACCGTAGCAGAGATAGAGCAAATGACATACGAAGAATTTAACGGATGGATCGCATATTTCGAAATGAGGCGACAAGATGGCGAATGAAAAGATTAACATCTTACTTGAAGCGCAAGACAAAGCCTCTGCTCCGCTAAAGAATGTCCGTGGCGAAATAGATAAAGTTGGCGCATCAGCCAAACGTACAGCATCAGAAGCGAAAGGCGTTCAAGATGGCATAAGTGGTGTTGGCCGTGGCGCAGGTATGGCCGGAATCCAAGTACAGCAATTTGTCGGTCAGGTTGAAGCAGGAACACCATTCTTACGCGCATTTAGTCAGCAAGCTGCTGACTTAGGTTTTGCAATGGGCGTACCTCTTGCGGGCGCGATTGTGTCTATTGCGGCAGTGATTGGTAGTGTCTTAATTCCTTCACTGATGGAAGCGGAACAATCCTTTGCCGATCTACGCAAAGAAGCAGAAGGTCTAGGTATTGGGCTAACTCAGTTGCCTACAAAATTGACAGAGCAAAACTTGCTCATGCTTGGCACTAAAGCAGGGGAAGCAGGTACTAAAGTTCAAGATTTACAACATCAATTACAGAAACTCAAAGGCGATTTAGTCATTTCTCAAGCCATTGGCGAAAATGCTGATGAGTTTGGTGATTTAGGCGCAAACGTAGAAACGACAGAAGCAGAGATTGCTAAACTAGAGATTGAATTAGCTAAGGCGAATGTTCAATTACAAATTGCTAATAAAAACGTAACCGATTTTTCTGAAGCACTGTATGGCCAATATGAACGCGCACAACGCGCTAGAGATGCTATCACTAATTACTACGAAGGCATTAAATCGGCCAATTCAACTGACGTAGATCATTTAGCGACTTTACGTAAAAAAGCAGATGTTCTAAAGGCTCAACTCGATCCAATGATTGCCTACAATCAACAGGTTAAAGAATATGTGGCTATGGAAGCTAATCAGTTAATTACGGATACGCAATTAACTAAAGCGAAAGAAAAACTCAGGGAAAGATTGCTAGGCGTTAAAGAGTCATTAGATATTACATTGATGACGATGAAAGATGCCAAGCGTATGGGTATTCAATCGCTTGAGGATGGCTTAGTCGATCTGATGCGAGGTGCAAAATCCACCAAAGAAGCATTCAGAGATATGGCGCAATCTGTTATTGCTAGTCTCATAAGGATGCAGATTCAGCAAAGTATCACTGCACCTCTCGCAAAAGCGATGGGTCTATCTGTTGGCACAAGAGCAATGGGCGGCCCTGTCACGGCAGGAAAACCATATCTTGTTGGCGAACGCGGCCCAGAGTTAATTGTTCCAAACTCATCAGGCACAGTCGTTCCAAACAACAGACTCAGTGGAGGTGGTAGCGCAGTCAACATTACACTAAACGTATCCACTGGGGTATCAGACACAGTACGCGCTGAGTTACAATCTATGTTGCCACGAATTGCAGAAGTCACTAAAGCGGCTGTCGTTGATGCAAGAAGGCGTGGTGGTGCATTTGCAACGGCTTTTGGAGCTTAAAAGATGGCTGAAACATACCCACTCGACTTTCCATCAACAGTTCCAATCCGATCTATTACTTTAACGGCAAGACATTTGGTTGGGCAGACTGTTAGTCCATACACACTGACGACTCAGCAATTCAAGTTCAGTGGTCAGCGTTGGGAAGGCACAATCCAGTTTCCACCAATGAAGCGAGATGATGCTGAAGTATTAAATGCGTTCTTAGTTCGGCTACAAGGTGCTTACGGCTCATTCCGATTGATTGCTCCTGAATACACATCGATTCGTGGTGCAGCAGGATATGCGTTGATTGATGGCGCGAGCCAAACTGGTGATGAGATTGATGTAGATTTCAAAACATCTGGTGGCAGCGCAACAGGATCGCTCACAAATGCGGTGAAAGTCGGTCAGTATATTCAGTTAGGTTCTGATGCAGGTTCGCCTACACTCCATAAGGTCTTGGAGTCTGTGAATGCAGATGCATCG